AAATCCTCTCGAAAGCTTTCCAATTCTTTTAGAGTCATACTTTCCCCTTTTAACAAGCGTAATCAAATTTAAGATAACGTTGTCTTGAATTTAGCTTAAAATAAATTGTACCATAAAAAGTATCACCGTAATCGCTTGATGGAGATTGATCTATAAATGCAGTTCCGTATTTGCCATAACAATCAATTGATTCATCTTCAAAATGCTCTTCCTTAAGTTTTTTAGTAATACGGAAATTCTCTACCCAGATTTGATCGGTGATCAAGGCTGATTCTGTAAACCAGTTAACCCAATCTTGCCCTTTTATAGTAGCAAGTGCCCGTAAAATTCTTTCATCCATTCTGTCTGTCTCCATTTTTTCTAACCTCTAAAATCAAGGCATTATCGTAAACATTCAAAGGCATATCTCTATTCAAATAAGTTCGAACTATGATAAATTCACCGATCGAAGTTCTTTTTTTTCCTATCGCTCGAATCCCCAAGTGGATAATTATTATAAGATCTTTTTTTACCATTCTACTCTCCACATGGCAAATGTCTTCCAGCCTAAACCATCCCTCATGACGTTGATTTAATATAAAAATATCATCACCAATCGAATACGGTAGTAATGACTTAACCAACAACATTCGCCTTTTGTTATGTTTTCCGATATTATAATATAACTCATCTATATCGAGAGTTATATCTAAAATTTCTTCTAGTGGATTCATTGTTTTAATGCTCTTGTAAATAATGAATAAGACTCACTTCGGTTAAATAATGACTCAACATTATTGCCAGATCCTTTTTTCACGGATTGGAGCAATTCCTGCTTATCAAAATAATAACTATATGTAACAATCTCATTACTAAGCATCGCATTTACTTCAACAATAATACCTTCATCTGTTTTGTAAAAGTGGATTGATGTATAGGTATCTTCCCGCAAATTATCGACGAGATTTTCGGGTGTGATAAGTGGCGAATAGAGAAGGTTGTATATTTGTTTAATGTGATTTGTTTTTGGTTTCTTCATACTGTTTCTCCTCTGTGATTTTTATATGTGCATCAACAAGGACCGTCGCAAGCGGTCCTGTTCTAATGTCTAATGTTGCCCATCGAGGACCATCATTCACGCTCACGTGTCCATTATATAAAAACGAAATGATCCACTTTTCTCCTGCAAGCATCGGAAATATCTCTTCGCATAAAGGACTAACCCACTCCGGAAGAGATTCGAAATCGGGAAGTTCCTCCACTATTACTGCTTTTTTAGGCATTTTTATTATTCTTCCGTTATCATATGCCCAATTTGACATGAGATAAAATCCACTTTCGTCTTTATGGTTGGGCAGAAATTTCCATCCCAAAATCTTTTCAGCGATATATTCACGGCGTTCTTGTGAAGTCATTTGTTCTCTATCCATACTTATTCCTCCCCTACCCTCCCACACAATATGATCCAAACATCTAACGAAACTCCCAATAAACCAAACTCAAAGAACAAACGTTTGAGTGCTGTCCCATCATAAGTAAAATAATATAAATTTAATATAATTAAACCTTTATTGTCTTGAGAGGTAAGGCTATAATAATGATTCAAGTAAACACATATAAATGAATCAAATGGACTTTTACCTATTAATTTAATACTACCATTACGCCTTAGCCGAATGAGGAACCATTTAAGATCCACAATCTTGCGTAAGAATTTTATTTTTAATGACATACTATTTTTTTCCTCCCACACAATCTAATCCAAATACTTAACCAAAACCCGAATATACCAAATTCAATCATTAGATAATTGTATAGAACGTCACTATATTTAATATAATCTAAATTTAATATAAACAAACGCCAAGTTCTCAGGTAACCACCAAAGTTGTGATTTAAGTAAACGCATATAAATGAGTAATCAAGAATATTTCCAAGTATCTTATAACTACTACCCGTTTGCCTTAGCTTCTGAAGATTGTATTTAAGATCCACAATCTTGCGTAAGAATTTTATTTTTAATGACATCTTGTTTAACTCCTAAAACAACCTCGATTTCCTAATGCCATAACTATTAACAATTGCCCGCAATGGGGAAAGGACAATTTGGATCATGGCCCGAGTCGATACAAAGTTCTATATAACGTCTAAAGGTGACTACTGCCCCCAATTTTTCCAACCAATATCGATCTTCTTCTGTTTCACCGTATCTCATAAAATCTTGCGTTGCCTCATCAATTTCGCAAACATACTGTTCGTCTGCATCAACAATCTCTAATACGTTTTCTGAAAGAAACTCCTTAACAGACTCACTAGTGCCAGCAATGAGATAACGTGCAAGTTGTCGTAAAGACGGTGACGCCCAATATTCGTAATCATTAATTAAAAACACTTTCATATCGTTCCTACTCCTTATTACTTTCCTTCTTTTCCCATACGGAGCTTTGATCTTCGATTCTGGTAAGCAATCCGGTCGTTATCAAAGTTGCCCACGGCTGACGTATGGAGATCGCTTTTTTCGGAATCTCCTTAAACAAAAGTTCGTTCATCTCTTCCACTTCCTTAGTTCTTTTAAACACTGAATCATGATGTGAGTATGCAAATGAGCTTCGGCTTCGAATTCCCTATTCCTATCCAAGATGTCCTTCAGATAGAATTGATTTATATGAGTTATCTCATGAGCAAGAATCGCTATGTGATCGATTCTTCGGAAAGAAAAGTCTTTCAGGATTATGTAAAAGCATAGAGTAACCTTCCCTGTTTTCGCGTTCGCAACGACAGACTTGCATCCGAGACCAAAGCACTTTTCGATCGCCTCTTTATGAGATTCGAGTCCGACTTGCCAAGGACTGTTTTTCTCAAAAGACTTATGGATTTCCTCGTAAGAAGCTCCGCAACTGAAAGCGATCATTCCGGGAAAACATCCGAAATCCAAATTCGCGAGAAGTGGTTTCTTTTTTTTCATACGCACACCTCCGTGATCCAATCACAGAAACCATCCCACTTCGCTCCGAATTGTGGATCTGAATGCTCAGGGCCATTAACTGGGACAAAAACTCTTTTGCCTTTAGGTCCTATTAATTCAGCGCAAGGGATTTTATAAAATTTAACTTCGAAGTTCATATTCCTTCCCTCTCCGTCACAACGATTCTTATATCGTCACGGATTTTTCTTTCCATCACCAAACGATAAACTTGCTTATCATCTTTATATACGATTCCATTCATCGCATCTAAAAGAATTTTCGCAATTGCATCAATATCAAGACGTTCATAAGGTGTATGAATTTCCACAGAGCATTCGTTCAAGATTACTGGACCACATAAGCATTGTGATCTAAAATCATATTGTAATCCTTCTTTAACAGATCTATAATCATTTGATAATATTAACTTTTTTTTATTCTTTGAAAGGCCGTATCTTCTATTTACGGATACCGGTTTTATTTTTGTCTTAAGCTCGACAGTCATTCCAGCGACCCCGTTTCCGAAAATTTTCCTCTTTGATTTTTTGCGACAATCATCGACTTACGCAACCTCCCTACTCTGTTTGTTCTTTCTCACGCTATTAAACCAACTCCACAACAAAGCACTCGCCACGTTATCCTCTTCAATTGCCGTTTTCTTCCAGTCCGGACTTACGCCCAACGCGTCACTAACGTATATGCGCTCCGGAACTCCTTTGAGTCTCCGAAATTGCTGGGTAAATTCCTCTGTCGTTACCCAGCGACGTCTGTGATCTGAGTAACGAGTAACCTGATAGCAACCATCGCGTTTTGCTGTTTGTTCAAGACAGCGAGACGCAAAACACAACTCACCCGTTTTACGCGACTCGACTCTGTAGAATCGCTCCTCCGTGAAAAACCCGCGATCCTCAACGCGCACGTTAGGCACTACAGTAGGTTTCTCTACAGCCTTCTTTACGCCCTCGTCAAACGCGGAAAGGAATTGATCTAGTGTGACTTCGGGTTGTGGTCTCATTTTTTTTCGAACTCAATCACCCAAACCCAAGGGTTTTGTTTCCAAGATCCTAGGCTGTTAATAGATTCCCAAAGAACTTCAAATAGTTGTTTGCCAGTTAAACTTTCGTCCGCGTCTGGAATATCTCGCATGAATTTAATCCCCTCAGCCTCTGTGTCGGACTCTGATATATCCTGCAACCTCTCCACTCGAATATTCTTTATTTCTAATGTTATTCGAGATGCCTCTCGGGGCATGTGGATCGACGGTTTCCAGTAACTTTTTTCCGTCGGAAACCC